ATCTTATTGCTAATGAGTTGCTCTCCAGCAGAGCTCACTCCTCTTCAGATTTATACTATAAAGGTATAGAAATGAAATTATTATTGCCAAATACTTGTTTTTCAACATAGAAGGGCAGGGGTACTTTTCTTATGAATTTATTTCTTAACAATCTCGCTGAAGTGAAAATCTCCTATTCAACTAAAGTTTCGTCAAAAGATCGACCTCGAGTAAGATGTTCCAGAGATGCTTATAATAACAGCAAGCTAGTTTTTCCTAATCTCGAACACCGCGAATATTTCTATGTATTGCTTATTAACAGACAAAATCAAATTCTCGGATTCAATCAAATCTCAATGGGAGGAATCTCAGGAACAACCGTAGATATCAGACTGATTTTCCAAGTCGCTCTGAAAGCAAACGCATCAGCCATGATTCTGGTTCACAACCATCCTAGTGGTAATCTTAATCCTTCAGAAGCTGATAAAAAGATCACTAGCAAAATTGTTGATGGAGGCAAACTCCTGGATATCTCAATTCTTGATCATGTAATTATTTCAGAGGAATCATACTTCTCATTCGCAGATCAAAACTTAATTTAAACATCATGGAAGATCAAGCAATATTCACAGTACACGCCGGTAATAACCCAGTTACCGGTGTGTCTATTCATACAGAAATATTTGAAAGCGACATTATCCTGCTAATGGGAAAACCCTGGGATAAACTAACACCGCAAGAAAAGATTGACGCAGAAGTGATTTGCAATAATCCATATTGATTAAAGGGGCTTTGCCCCTTTTTTTGTCAGGTCCTTCGCACAGTTTCTTACTCCATATAAGGGAACCCCGAAGGGCTTTTCTTTTTTGTCGGTTCAACCTTTTCAACAGGAGTTTAAGAGAGCTAATAATCAACTCTCTCAATAACACGTTGTATGGCCAAATCTGACAGTGAATTCCATCTCAGTTTCAATTGAAGTAACACACGGGAAACCTTCATATCCGGCAACAACTCCCAAATCTAAGAGGCTAGGGAAAGGGTAATTCTACAATTCAAATACAGCCAATTTTTCCGCTTTTGCCATTACCGAGTAATCCTTGTTCGGGATAAAGTCATGAACATTTAACCAGATTTAAACATCAGAAATTCTCTGCTAAGATGAACTCGACTATTATCAGGCACTTGCTGTTTCCACAATGATTTTCTCGGCATATCCTCGCTTTGCTCCGGTATTCCAATTCCTCATGGATGGACTGATCCTATTCAGTTCTGTATCTGCATAGAATTTTAATCTTTAAATCTTAATTATCATGACTTACAACAAAAATTACATCGGAAAAGGAAAAAGAAACGAGAAAATTAACTCAATTGTAAAATTCACCTTCGCTCTTGAAGATTTGGAAGCAGTTGCTTACGAATATGAAGGCAAAATGTATGTTTCAGTTGAAACTACTGAGATGAAACAAGCTGACAAATTCGGCAGAACACATACAGCCTGGGTTACTGAGAAAGTTGAAGAAGAAGCTCCGAAAGAAACTCCAAAGGAAAAAGGCAAAAAGTAATACCGCCTCAAAAGAAAAGCCCTTCGGGGCTTTTTTTTTGGTTGTGATAACTTCTCTTAGTAAAATATCTGAAAACAATAGCTCACCCTTCGCCAAAGGTAAGGTATAGTGTATGGCCTAATTCTCATAATTCCCTTCCCATAAGGCACTTGTATTTTTAAGGTTATCCAAAGATTCACCATCATGGAACAATTGAAAATCTAACAAACTAAACTCCCGGATTATCTTAATAGTCCAAGATCCTCACAAATGCCTCCGGATCCACCCTGCTTATACTTCATCGGTACTAAACTACTTCTGATCCTTCAATCATTGAATTACTAAAGACCGTCAGCTCATTTATTTTCTCGTATCAAATTCTTTGCAAAGGAATACACCCCCGGCCAACAACCACTTAGGCGTTTTCACAAGGATTTGCCTGGTAAACCAGTTCCTCCTTGCTGAATGTTGGTTTTTCAAAGGGGTGCACAGCAGAAAGCGCAGAATTTAACACAAAAAAATAAACGCCATGACTAATTCAATGATTAAAGAAGCAGAAGCGCAGTACCAAAAAGAAGTTCAAGAGGGATGGAAAGCCATTTGCGAAGAACTCGGACGCAATCCAGAACTTTATTTCGAAGATTTAGGCGAACTGTTCAGCGAAGGCGAACCACATTTCGAAGAAATCAACTAAAAGGCTTCGGCCTTTTTTTTTAGTCAGGAAACTCCCACTCTCAACAATACCACCCATAAATAACATTGTCCTTTAAATACAACCCCCTCGCATCTATATTGCCACGAAAATCAGAAAAATGGCTGAAAAGATCAGAAGAAACCTTGTCCTGAAACAAATGGATATCAAAGAGAATCCGAATGGATCACAGGTTAACTTCTCAATTGTATTCATAACCAAGCAAGGTCAGAGAGTCTTTTTTCCAAGAGCAGTAGTCACAGGATTGCCATACTCAGTGAAAATAAACAGACTAAGAGGAATACTTCCCGTTGACCGGGAAGGAAACAAAATAGGCCATGTTTATCCAGTAAGTATAGATAATATGATAGAATTCAATTCAATAGAAATAATACTATGACAAAGATTCAATTCAATAATGATGGTGTACCATTAATGGCATACGGGAAAACATTTTTTGCCACAACCACAGGCGCACCAGCTCCCCCAAAAGTAAATAGAACAGTTCAGGAATTGGACGAAACAGTAGCAGTAAACAAATACAGTATATCACCCTGGGGGGATGATAACAACTTCCCCGGCACAGCGATTGAAATGATAAATAAAACCGGAGTGCTGAATTCCGGCCTGAAATACATTCGGAATTTTACACTCGGGCAAGGTGTCTTTCCAGTGAACGTCACCGGATTCGATGATAAAGGCAATGAGAAATTAGAAGTAATCAATAATCCTGAAATCACTAAATTCCTTAACTCCCGGATCATTCGCCGATATATGGCAAACGCTCTCAGGGACTACCTGAAATTCGGAGTTGCTTTCCCTGAAATACTGGCTAACCAGGATGGAACAAAACTTGTCGGGATCAACACAATCAATGCTCAACATTGTAGACTCACAGAAGCCAAAAACGGCAAAATAGAAAAACTCATAATTCATGGGAAATGGCCTGATAGCCCAACGCAAGGAGTAACACAGATTCCAGTACTTGATCTTTATGATCCAACCGCAGAGCTTTTGGACCTCCGGATCCAGAACAAGATAAAAGGCCAGTCATTCATTTACCCAGTCAGGGATGAATGGGCAAATGATGATTATTATCCAAAACCTGCATGGTATTCAGCTTTTCTGGCCGGATGGATCGCAATCGCTAACCAGGTGCCAACATTCCTGCAAAAAGCTTATGCAAATCAAATCTCATGGCTCTGGCACGTAAAGATCCCTTATGCCTATTGGGATAAAAGATACCCAGCAAATAAATACAAAAACGAAGAAGAAAGAAAAACAATGATCCAGGGGGATATGGATAAAATTGAAGAATCCCTAACCGGCACCGAAAATGCAAACAAAGCCATTTTCTCAATGTACGATACCAACGCCCAGGGTAAACCTGAAGAACAATGGATCATTGAATCATTGGATAACAAACACAAAGAAGGGGATAAACTGGTCACTTCAGCCGCCGCTAACTCAGAGATCCTTTTCTCCCTAATGATAAATCCTAATGTCCTCGGTGCAGGAATGCCAGGAGGAACATACGCAGGAAACCAAGGAGGATCCAATATAAGAGAAGCATTCCTCGTAAATATTGCCAACGCCTGGCTGGACCGGCAAAATATCCTTGATCCCATAGAAGCGATCCTGGAATTTAATGGTGTAAAGGATGTTCAGTTAAGATTTAGAAACACAATTCTGACCACCCTTGACACGGGTGCCGGGACAACCAAAACAATAAGCTAATTATGTTTTTTAAAGAATCAGAAAATACAAGAGTAGAAGAAATCCGGAAGTATATTCCGGTATCAGTGGCAACATCATTCGAAAATGTGTCACCACTAATAGGAACAGCAGAAACAAAATATATTCTTCCACTACTTGGACAAACTCTTTTCGATCAGGTTCAAGATTATTACACGGATCCGGACACACTTCCAGAGGGAGTAACTGAGGCGAATAAAGCAAAATTCGATAAACTGATAGAACATATCCAAAGATCCCTGATCAACCTGACATATTATTCAGGATTTGAATTCCTGAGTGTTTCAATAAATGATACAGGTTTTCACAGACAGGAAAACGAAAATGAAAAATCCCTGTTCAAGTACCAGGAGGAAGCAATAAAAAACCAATTCAAAGACGGGGGATTCAATGGCCTTGATACAATGCTTGAATACATTGAAGCTAATCCAACCGTATTCCTGCTTTTTACCGCGAGTTCTGCATATACTCTTAGAAAAGAATCGATCATTCCATCGACAAAAATATTCGATGATCTGATTAATATCGGTGGTTCAAGACTGGTATTCTTGAAGATCAGAAGATTCATAACAGAAACAGAAGATTTCTACCTGAAACCAGCTCTTGGAGAGGAACTTTTTAACCTGGTGAAAACAGAAATAGTAAAAGCAGAACCGGATGCTAAAATAATAGCCCTTTTACCATATCTCAGACAGCCGCTTGCTCACATGGCTATCTCAAAAGCATATCGGACCCTGGGATTACAAATCAAAGACAGGGGAGTATTTTTCCTTTCTCAAGAATCTTCCTCACTTAACACAACAAAAGAAAATCCAACAGACAGGAATACTCTCGATACTCTGATGAAATCAGAGCAAGAAACAGGGGAGTACTACCTGGCAATCCTTCGCGATTTCCTTATCGACAAAGCAAGTGATTATGCACAAATCATAAGAACAACAGGGGATGAATACCTCAGAGATAATACAGATAAAAAAACTTTTTGGACATGAGTGAAATATCCATCAGATACCAACCATTCAGATTACTCCCTGTACACCGAACAATCAAAACCACCCATCCGGATGATTGGAAAGACTTAACACCAGCTCAGTTAATCATTGCCGCATCAGTGATGAACGGCACTGTTAAGGATGACAGAGTGATCCAGCTCATGACAAACCTGAAGAAAAAAGTCATTCGCCGCCTATCTCCTTACCAGAAGCTTAGTATCCTTGAATTACTTCGCTTTCTGAATACTTATGCACCATATCATGAATTTATTCTCCCTAAGATCGGACCGCTAAACAGGCCGCAACCACGCCTGAAAGATGAAACATTTGGAACATTCATTTTTGCCGAAACATACCTGGCTAACTATGAGAAATCATTCGACAAAAAAGACTTGGATAAATTCATTGCTTGCTATTACCGAAGCAGAAAATTCAGGGAGGAAGATATTGAGATAAACGCTCACATGATCCGGAACGAGCCTGAAGTTCAAAAGCAGGCCATCTACATTAATTATGTCCTCATACAACAATACCTCGCACTCAATTACCCCAATATTTTTAAACAAGCAGAGGAGTCAGATGAAAATTCTAAATCCTCTTGGGTTGATGTATTTGATTCAGTGGTAGGGGATGATATTGTCAGCCAAGAGAATTACGCAAACCTTCCAATATCAACAGTACTAAGATATCTGGATAAACAAATCGTTAAAAACCGAAAAAATGGCAAATAAGTTCATAGACCTTGTTAACTATTTCAAATCGCTTGCAACAGCCAACAAAGCAATTGCCCACACTGAGGATAAAAAACACTTCTTCCGCTTTGAATTAGAGGAATTCATGACAGGAATGAAAAGCCAGATTCATTATCCGGCCATGATTCTGGAAGGCTATGAATTTTCTTTCATCGACAATGGATCAGACAACGTGCATAAATCCATAAACGGGGCATTCATGCTAATAGATAAAGTCTCAGATAGCGGGGATTATGATTCCATCCATACCCTCTGGGATAATCTTGAAGCAATAGGAGATGAAATCATTATCCGGATCCTTGACGATAAAAGGCAAAGGAACATTGATGTACTTTCTTATTTCCATATAAGTGATGTTTCCGGAATACCCCTCACTGATATGAAACTGACTCACTATGGATTCAGGTATGATTTCAAGTTATCATTCCCATTAGTAAATGACATAAATCCTGATAGTTGGAATGACAAGTGATCCCTTTAATATCAAACAGCATAATTCAGCAGTATCCAGAACCGGATACCGGATCCGCGTACAGCTAAAGCAGTCCATATCCAGACTATCAATGAAAGGAAAGGCTGATCTCATGCGGAGCCTTCGCCTAAGATTCAAATATGAATTCGGTGAAATATCACAGCTTAAATACCAATTTTCCAGACACGGAATATTTTTCCACAAAGGAGTGGGCAGAGGGTACATAATGCAAGGAGGGCGAGTCGTTAAGGGATCAAAGAAAAACCCCATGTTTAAACCAATCGAACGCACCGGAAAATCAAGAACTCCAAGGAGGCCCAAAGAGTGGTTTAACCCAGTGATGGACAGAGAAGTCCCGAAACTTGCAGATCTAATCGCTAAATATCGGGCAGATGGAGCCGCTAAATCAATAATCAAAATCAAGTAAGATGCCAAGAGAATATACACGCGAAATCAACCTCTATATAAATGGATCAAAGGTCAAAAATTCCCTTAAATCCATTCAGGGGGAAATGCGGAAGCTTGTTAATGAGCAAGCAAGAATGACAATCGGATCCAAGGAATATGTTGCCCATACTAAAAAGATCCAAGCACTTCGCGGAGTACTAAACCAACACAACGCACAACTAAAAAAAACAACAGCTAGTTGGCAAGGAATGTCAAGAGCCGCAAATGCCTTCAATAAATACTGGCAGATGGGAGTCACAGGAGTTGCCGCCGCAGTAGGTTTTGTTATGGCTTTCAGGAAAACGGCTGAAGCCGCAAACGAATTCGAATCAGCACTAGATAACCTATCAGCCCTGACAGGACTTGAAGGGAGAGAATTGGAGTGGTTAGGTAAAAAAGCAAAGGAAACTTCAGTAGCAATCCTCGATTCAGGAATAAAAATCAGACAGTCAGCAACGGATATTACCGATGCTTACCGGAAAATGGGATCCCAACGTCCGGAACTTCTTAAAGACAAAGAAGCCCTGGCCGATGTTACCCAAAATGCGATAATATTGTCAGAAGCAGCAAAAGGGAAATTGGAGCCCGCAGTAGCCGCACTTGCAACAACCATGAACCAATTCAATGCCAGAGCCAGTGACAGCCGTTCAATAATAAATGCACTGGCCGCAGGATCAAAACTAGGTGCCGGAGATATTGCATATCTGAACCAGGCAATTGAAAAATCAGGTACAACCATGAACCTGATGGGCCTGTCAGTAGAAGATAACATCGCACTGATAGAAACAGTGGCCCCGAAATATGCTGAAGCTTCACAAGCCGGTAACTCTCTGGATAAAGTCTTACTCCGAATGAAAGAAGATCAGATCGGGTACAAAGACGGAGTATTCGACATGAACCGAGCCCTGGATGAACTGAGGATCCGCTTCAAAAATGGAGAAACCGCCACACAACTTTTTGGTGTACGTCACGCAAAAATGGTTGAAGTTCTTGTCCAGGCACAACCCGAATATAATAGATTCAAAAAAGGAGTTACCGGAACCAACATAGCAATAGAACAGGCAATAAAAAACACTAATAACAACGCAACTGCCCTAGAACAAGCCATGAATAAAGTAAAACTGATGTATATAACAATCGGGGAAAAACTTGCTCCAGCCCTGGTTAAATCGACAAATGGATGGAACTATATGCTTAAAGGCATGATGGCCGCCCCGGAGTTTATCAAAAAAAATCAATCACTGATGATCCTATTGGCCGGTGCAATTCTGGCTAAGAACAATGCACTGATTAAATCAATAGGAACCATGATCGCTGAAAAAACAATCATGCTGAAAAGTATTGTAGTTCGCCGGGCATCATGGATACTGAGAAACGCACAAGCCAGAGCAATCAAAACACAAATATTGCTTACCGGCAGGGTGACCAAAGCCCAAAAGATTGCTCTTATCTCCACCCGGAACCTGAACAAAACCATGAGCATGAATCCCATCGGAGCCGTGATTATGGCATTCACAGCACTTATAGCCGCTTACAAATATTATGAAACTCATAACAAAAGAGCTATCGACTATGAGCGCAGGAAACAAGAGGCCATCGACGATACTGCCACCGCGAATGAAGCCCTGAAAGACACTTATGATCTGCTTCGAGAGCAGATTGGTGGATTAAATACACTTTCGATCCAAGAGAAAAAAGATCTTAGCGAGAAGATAAAAAAAACTATTGAGCTGGCAGAAGCAGAACTTCTACTCGCAGAAGCCAAAAGACAAACAATATTTGACGAATCAAAACAAGTCAAATGGTATCAAAGCGCATTAACTTGGAACAGGGAGAAACTAATTGCCAAAGGAGCAAACAACGCCACCAAAGCAGTTCAGGAGCTAGATAGTGGGCTAGAAGATCTTCGGGATCGTCTTGCATCCCTGAAACGTCAGGATTTAGACATTGGAGAGATTCTAAACGCTGAAACTATTGGAGATAACATCGGAACGGAAACCCTTGTCGCAATGGAAGAAAAACTAGATAAATATAACCTGGCACTCCGGAACGCAAAAACCGGATCAGAAGCATTTCACCGGATCCAATCAAAGATTGATGCACTCCAACAAAAGATGGCTGAAGCCAGGGGAGTTGATATGAACTTAGGAGCAAAACAAAGCGAATTGCAGGTGAAAATGGCTGAAAAGTTAAAAGACATTTACTCCGATATGTCTAAAACACTTGACCAGGAAGGCCAATCGATGGAAAGTCTTTTCTCAGAAACTTTGCAGGAAATGACAGATTCTCTCGAAGATTTTGAAGCCACAGTCCAAGAAAAATCCTCAATGGCTGACTGGAACTATTACCTGGAATCAACCATCGAAGGAAGGAAACAACTGCTTGCCCAAAACCTTCGCGATGGAGTGATAGCACATCAGGAATATGCAGATAAAATAAGAGCCATAGACAGAGAAGTAACAGAAAATAAACTCCGCAACTTCGAAGATTATGCCTCCGGAGTATTAAGCATGGCCGGATCCCTATACGACTTCCAAGAATCCCGCAAACGCAAAGAACTGGAACAAGCAGGAGAAAACGATAAAAAAAAGGAAGCAATAGAAAAGAAGTATGCAAAACGACAAAAGACAATTGCAATAATCGAAACAACAATACAGGGTATAGTTGAGATCGCAAGAATCAACTCGAATAAAGCAGTGAATTCAGATCTTTCGCAAACACTCCGGATCCTCTTAACAGGGGCGGCAGTAGCTAGAACAGCCGCTAACATAGCAATAATCAGCGCAAATCAATATTCAGAAGGAAAATACGATGTGTTTGGGAATCAGGATGGCAAGAAATACACTTCGTCATTCGTAGGACCAGTAAAAACTGGTTACTACTCAAAACCATCGCTCGGTCTATTCTCAGAGAAAAAGCCTGAAATAGTAATCGATGGAGATACAACACAAAACATAAAAACAAACTTCCCGGAGATCCTTTCCGCAATCCAACAGGCAAGAGTAAACCAATATGCAGGGGGATTGTACCCCGACACTGGGGGATCCCAGTCCTCAAACCAAGCCATTGAGCAATTACTACTAGCCAACATGAAGATGATGGGAAAAGTAATCCTGTCACACGAATCTCCTTCATCAGTCAGTTTCCAGGCACTAAGAGAAGCAAACTCGAAATTCGATGAAATCCAAGACAGAATATCAATCGGGTAGTTGTCCTTTAAAAAAGGATCCCTATGAAATACTTTTAATCAAAATAAAAAACGCATGACCGTAATCGAATCCATAGTCCTATCCCTGGCAGGAACCATAATAGTGATACTCCTGGGGATAATTGCTTTTTGGTTGAAACGCTTTATTTCCTCGTCAGATGATCTAACTAAAGGATTAAATAATCTGGCACTCGCACTGACAGAAGAAAAAACAAAATCCAAAAGCTTTCAGGAAGTCTGCAAGGGAAATGTAGCAGTCACAACAAAAAGGCTCAACTCCCATGCAAAAAAGCTGGAAAACCACGAAGAAAGAATAATAGTAATTGAGCAAAAAGCATGAAAGTAGCCAAGAATTTTACTCTCGCTGAATTTGTCCATCCGGAGATACTGGATCGTTGGGGAGCAAAATCCTTGTGGTTTATTGATCCTAAAATCTTCACAATGGCCCAGGCTTTACGTGATCGTTTTAACCGCCCGGTAACAATCAATGACTGGATAACAGGAGGCGTGTATATAGATTCCGGCCTCCGACAGCTTAACTGCCAAATAGGAGCAGCTCTTTCACAACATAAATATGGACGGGGTATTGATCCAAAAGTGAAAGGAATAGATCCTCTCGAAGTACAAGAGGATATCCGGAACTTCTTTTACTACTATCAAAATGCAGGGCTTACAACAATCGAAGATGCAACCCCTACCTGGACTCACATGGATTGCCGTAACACCAACTCAAATGAACTTTTTATTGTACTAACTAAATACTCAAAAACAGCATGAAAGGAATTGTTAACATCTTAATCGTATTGGCATGGTGCCTGGATACCTTTACGGATATCCGAAAAAGCAAAGAAGACGATGGAAAAATCGACTTCAAAGATTCTTATCGCTTCATTGACAACATAACCCGTATGCCAGCAGTGGTAAAAGCCGCTCCGGAAATACTTGAAGAAGCTCTGGATCTTGATGGTGAGGAAGCCGAACAAGTTGCTCAACTGGTTATCGAAAAAGTTGGTTGCACCAGAGCTGAAGTAAAAGCAGTGATTCAGAAAGCAATGGTTACAACTTACCTAACTTCTCAATGGGTTAAGTCTGGAATTGATCTGGCTGACGCAATAAAAGCCCTCAAAAGCGAAAAAGCAAAACAGTAGATGATTAAATTCTTGAAAATATTTATTAAGTGGCTTCCAGCTATTATCAGCGCACTGAGAGAACTCCTAAAACTGTTCAGGGAATACCGACAACATCGGATAACAATGAAAAAACTCAAAAAGGATCTCACAGCCGTTAATAAGGAAACCACAGAGAAAGGATCCGCAGGGATCCCGGAGCGCGAACCAGAGTAGTTTTCTTTTCATAGGTGTTTATTTTTGTTGATGGCTCTCACTCATTTGAAGAGTGGGGGCTTTCGCGTTTTTAACTTGTCCTTTAAATGCGGGAGTTGAGTCACTAATATTGCTCAAAAGCAATAATAAATGGCAATAACAATCCTAAAAACACCTCCATTAGTTGCCCTGACAGGAAACCAGATTGAATTCTCAATGCAGAGTGATAATTATCTGGAATCAGCCGGATCCAAAGCCGTGAACCTTATAACATTCACCGATGCAGGCCAAAACGGTAGTATTATGATCCTTTCCTGGTCAAATAAAGCTATCCCGATTGAATGTTCTGATGATCCGGACGATTCAGGGAACCAGATCCCTTCAAAATTATTAATTGCCGATCTAACTGACTGGGTTGAAGCCGTGAAAACTAAGCTCCAACTTAATTATTATACCGATCAGGACTTTATCCTGACAAGTAACCTCGGGGAGCTGACTCTTACAGCACGCGAAAATGGTGCTGATTATATCATTACCTGGACAAAAACATGGCTTAACCCACAACCAACACTTGGAACCACCGGGGGATCTGACAGGACACTGCATCCATTCTTTAAAATTGGATTACTTCTCGATATACTCGAAGATGCAGAATTCATAAATATAGCTGAAGATCAAAAGCCAGTAGATACAGATGGAAAGGCAATCTTCGATATAAGTAAACTTTTCTCTGATTACCTGAACTCACAATTCGAATTCCCTGAAGCCTCAGACACACTTGCAATCGCCCGAGCTAATAATTGCCGGAAGTACCGGATCCGTTACTTTGAAAAGTACGGAGAATCAATCACAGCAAGACTACTTACTGAGTCTGATCCATTATTTACTCTTTACGCAGGGATATCCCACTTGCAAAAAGCAATATACAACAGGCAGGAAACATCATTTTGGAAAAAACTTGAGTACAACCTTTATTTTCTGACCTGGCAACCAACAACAAAATACATTGACCGCTACCAGACAGAGAAACTTTATTTCTTACTCCAAACTGAAATTTCATGGCTCTCACTAAAAGCAAAAACAACATACCAGGACGGATCCAGCGCAACAACAAATATTATCACGATTGCCGATCCGGTACAATATCAGGTATATGAATTCATTCTGACACTCGAAAAACTACAGCTTGCCGGATATGATGATGAAACAATAGTCAAATATGAAGTTTGGCTTCAAGATGGAAGCTCAAACATTCTTACCGAAATCAGAACTTTCGTGCAAGACTATAATCCTTATGAAAATATAAGGTATTTCCTATTCCTGAATTCATTAGGGGGATGGGATACACTCCGGGTAACAGGATTGCAGGAAGATGGAATCGAACTCACTCGCAAAGAAGTATTCAAAATACTGGGATCTGATTTCACTAACCACGACCATCAAATCGCACATTCCAGCGTTAAAGAGCGCAAAACCTATACAGCAAATACAGGCTGGAAACCAAAACAGGATTTATCCTGGATAAGAGATTTCTTGCTGAGCAAGCAAATCTATCAGATAATTGCAGGGAAGCTAGTTCCCGTAATTGTAACCTCAACAAGCGTGATCCAAAATAAGGATCAGGTTGATCTATTCTCAATCAGTTTCGAATTCCACAGAGCTTTCCAAAACGAATTTTATTCCAGGCAAATAACCGGAGCTGAATTCACCGATGATTTTAACGATGATTTTGCAAACGAATAATGGCATACACAATAACAGAAATCAAAGCACGAATAACTGCCATTCTCGCAGAGAATCACAGCAGGGATATTGATGGCATAGTCCTTCAGGAACTACTTATCGACCTGGTTGATTCACTTGACACATACGCAGGGGGAGGGGGATCCCCTTCAGGAGAGAATTACTATGTCGATTCAATATCATTCGATCCGGAAACCAATGTATTAACACTCACAAGAGCAGGAGGAATTGATCCGGCAAATATTTCACAAGAGATCAGCCCTGGATCTTCGACAGTTTACCGTGCCGCAGTAGTGGCACTTACAGAAGGGGATAACACAATAGTTTTTAGCGTGGCACTTCCAACTGGAACAACATATCTGGTTAAAGCAAACGCCTATTCCGACACTGATGGAGCCGATACAGGCTTCTCAGTTTCAGCCATGACAGTAAACGGATTCACAGTAAATGCAGATGAAGATTGCTCATTCGAATATTTCATAATTCAACTTCAATAAAAATGAAAAAACAAATTCTAATCCTATTGCTTTTAGTTATTTCTGGAAGCTTATTTTCACAACCATTTCGCAGAGAATATATCACAGCAAAATACTTGTTGTCTGGTAGCTATCTGCAATTTCCGAATACAGGTATCGGAACAATATCACGTCCTGAAGCAGATACAGGAGTAGATGCAAAAAACATAACTATTATGGGAGGCTGGACAACCCAGTCCGGTTACAATGGTGGTAGCGTCTATATATATGGT